GCAGCGCGGGGTAGTGCGCATGCCCGGCCTTTTCCCCGATGTCCACGCTTACGTTCTGCGCCAATACTGTCCGGATGCCCACGGTCTGCACACTTGGATCGGCGCTCTCGATCGCGCTCACGCGTGCATTTACGCCGTCAGCCGTCGCCGTCAGCCGCGCAACCACACCGCCAGTCAGAGTTCCTGTTATCCCTGCCATAACCTCAGCCTCTCGGAATCGTTCGCGCCATCGGACGCAAGAATTCTGCCGGTTGCCCGCTCCCCGGCAGACGGCCGTCTGTAATCTGGCCCGGCAGAAATGTGTACGTCAGCCCCGCCGGAAGGTCCACCGTGTTCTGCAGCACCATCGCTCCCAGCGACGGCCCCGCATATACCCGGAAGGTCACGACGTTATTCGCCCATGCCCCGGGTGCCACCAGAATTGCGCTTGTACCTGTGGTTGTTACCGACGACGCCCAGGAAGCGGCTCCCTCCTGCCCGCTTGCATTCACTCCCGCCACGCAGACGTAGTATGTGCCCGCCGGGTAAGACCCTGGCGTCGCACCCAGCACCGGCGGATCCGGCCGCGATACCGGGTCGCTCACCAACGCGAGGCCACTGGCAATAAAACTCTCCCGCGCATTCCGCGCCAGGTGCAGGTACTCCTGCCACTTAGCCTGATAGCGGTCGACCAGCGCGCTGAAGTAGGCGTCCCGGTAAACCATGGCCAGCGCCTGCAGCTTTTCCCAGCGCTGCAGCGGTGGAGTCACCACAATCTGCGCAATGCGCAGAGCCGGCGCCCAAAGCATTTCCATCATGGGCCGCGGTTTGTTCAGCCACAGGTGAAGGTCGGTCGCCAGTTCCTCATGTGCCAGCCGCAGTTTGGCCGTCACGTTGATTCCGGTATTCTCGGCCACGTCCAGCAGGCCGGAATCTTCGTCCACCAGGTCGTCGATGGTTGGCGCCGGTCCGTCTGTAAAGAGCGCCATGGTCAGCCCCGCTGCTTTCTGCGGGGAGGCACCGGAATCACCATGACCTGAACCTGACGCGCGGCCACTTCTTCGTCGATCTTCGCTTTCGCCTCCCAAACTGCCTCGCGGTATGCCTTCGCTTCCTCTTCCGTCGCCAGTTCGGCGCATCCCTCGGCCAGCAGTCTCGCCGCCACCGCCCGCGGCACCTCTGTCAGCACGCCTGCTTTTCCACCCTCCGGCGTTGCCAGGCTCACCATAACGAATTCCTCTCCTGTGAGTCCCGCTTCAATCAGCCGGAGCTTCTTGTAGTAAGCCCGCAAGTCCATGAATCTCTCCTCGTTCTCCGTCCCGTCATTGAAATTAAGGAGCGGGCCACGCACATACGGCGGCACCCGCTCCTCTTTCGAGTGACTAGCTGTTCACCTGAATCGCGAAGTTGTTCCGCAGAATGGCGCAGCCGTACAGCACGTCGACCGTGAACTGCTGCGACAGAGTGTTCGGCTGATAGCTCATCGTCACCCGCATGCCGAAGTTGCCTAATTCGGCGTACTCCGCAATAGCGCCCGTCCCCGGTAAAGGCTGGGGCAGACGGCGCACCACCAGACCAATCGCATCCTTGCAGAACGCAAGATTGTGCGTGTTCACCGGCGCGCTGCCGGTCTTGGGCACATACTGCGAACGGAACACAAAGAAGTCTTTGATCTTTCCGAACGAACCGTCGATGAGCGCGCGAAGACCCGCCTCGCCCACCGTCTGGAATTCACTGAATCGCGAAATCTGGCGCATCTGCGAATACGTATTCGGATCCACCACCAGATACTTGGCCTCGCTTACCGGAACCTTCGCACCGAACAGCGTCGTCTCCGCCTGGTCGATCAGAGCTTCGGTCACCGACGTACCCGCCGTGCCCAGCGGCGTATTCGCCGAAAAGCCCGCATACAGGTTCAGAAGGTCGGTTTCAATTCTCTCGGCAATAGCCACCACCGCCGGCTGCATGTAAACACGCAGCAGGTCCGGCACTGCCAGGACTTTCGTTACATCCGGAATCTGGAACGTCGCCTCCACGTGCTTGTTCAGCACGATCTGCGCGTTACCCAGCGAAGGGTTCTGCGTCTGTACCGCGTTCCCCTCCGCGATATCGTTGGCCACAAGCTGCGGCGCGATCGGCACATTCACCGTGTCGCCCGCCTGTGCCAAAGTCGGTTCGTAATCGCGATTCACCAGGTTCCCCATCACGAGGTTCCCCACCAGGGCGGGCAATGCATCGGCCGCCACCAGTTTGACGATCGCATTTGCTACGTTTGCTGACGTAATTGCTGGCATCGTTCTCCTTTTAACTTCAGCCCCAGACACAAATGGGGACCATCGCCACCTCCCAACCGGGAAATGGTGTCTGGTCCCCGCCGCAGCCGTGACTGTTCTTTCTTAGTTGGGGTTACGCCCCCCGCAGCGTTTGCGACGCTACCCGCAAAATCTCCTGCCGCACCCGTTCACGATCTTCCTTGCTCATCGAAGGACTGATCATGTCCAGGTCCACCGGCCCCCCTCGTCCCGGGGATGCCGTTTTCTGTGCGCCCGTCATGCCGGTTCCACCCGGAATGCGTGCAGGCAAAAATTCCGGGTTCTCGTGCACGAACCCGGTCAAATACTCTCCCACGGGCTGTTCGCCGTTCTCACCCCGTCCCACCAGCCGGCCATCTTCGGTCTTAACGCTGCCGCTCTGCACCGCCCGGTATGCCAGTTCGACCTTCGATACGCCCAGCTTCTGCAACTCGGCACGGATCGTGCTGGCTCTCTGAGCTTCGTCCGCCGCCAACCGGCTGCGTTTGTTCTCTTCCACCAGTTCGTTCACGCGCCGCTCCAGCGATTCGCGGCGCCGTCGCTCTTCGGTGAGTTCGGTCTGGTATGCCGGCTCCCGCCGCGCCGTATCCTGCTGCATGTATTCGTCGATTGCCTGCCGTATGATTGCCTGTACGTTGATTGGGTCGCTCATAAGTCCCTGTAAGCCGCCTCGGATAAATTGATCTGCCCTACGCCGCCGCGTCGATTTCGTCTTTGATCTGGTTCTTCACTTCCTGCCGCGCATCGCACAGATACTTCAGCGCCACGCGCTTCTGGATCTGCTTCTTCAGCGTCGGTGAGTTAATACCCAGATCCAGCAGCGCCCGGGCGTCCGCCGCCTCGCTCGCAAAGTCCGTGATATCGAATTCGTCGAGGCCCGTCGTCTGCGCTGTCAGACCATCCTGTCGCGCCGCCGAAATCGCATTCAGCAGGTTGTTCATCATCTCCTTCACCGTGTCACCGTATGACCGCAGGATTTCCTGCGTCACGCTGAAGTCCCACTGCCGGCTTTCCGCCGATTGCTTTGTCGACCCTCCGTCAGCGGCCTGCTGCATCAGATAGCCCACCCGGTAAATCTCGTTCTTCAGTCGCGTCAGGTTATCCGCCGCGATCCGGAACACATTCCCCGAAGGCTCTGTCCACCCGAACTTATCATCCGGACCCAGTTGGAGGTAATAGCTCTCGCCCGTAATCTGATTCCATTCGCGGTCCGAATAAACCACCGGCATCGCGAACAGTCCCATCGTAAGTGCCCAACCCAGTGCGTTCGACTTATTAAAGTGCTCAAGCTGCAGCAGCGCGATCTTGTTGGTCAGCCACAACCCCTCGCTGATCCTCAGTTCAAAGACCGGTACTTTACGGATGCCCGCGAACCCGTGCGCGCCTTCATCCACCAGCACCACGGTGCTTTCGTCGGGGCGCTCCCCGCCGAGACGCTCGTAGATTTCGAATTTCTCGCGGTCGTAGTAAATCCACCGCGTCTCCTTCTTCCACCCCAGCGTCTTGACGCTGTCCTGCTTCAGCCAGGACGTCCGGATCACCACCCACTCCAGCTCGCCCTGCGTGTCGTAGCTCCAGTTGATCAGCTCTTCGGCGTTATAACCCACCAGGTACGCGCGGCTCCGCCCCGTGGCGTCTTCATCCGCCCGCGTCAGAGCCTCATCGCCGCTGCATGGAAAATCCACTACGATGTATGCCTTCCCGCAAACCAGCGCCTCAGTCATTTGCTGCTTGAAGAACTGCGTCAGCGTCGTCCCCCGCAGATCGCAGTTGTCAACCAGCCTGGCAAAGAAGTGTTTTCCTGTTTCGTTCGCGCCGGTAAGATCGATAACCGGCTCCCGCCGCACCAGCGTGGCCGTATACCAGTCCACAATCGATCCCAGATAGTTCTCATAGAACACCCGGTTCAGCCGCTCCTGGTACACCTCGAGAGGTTCCTTCTGCCGCCGCACCAGATACTCCGACGCGTGCTCCCGAAACTGCTCTCCACCCGCATACAGATGCCGGTACCGGCGCCACATTCGCGCCCTGGCGCTGTAATCGGGATGCTCCTGTTCGATATGGTGATTTGCCATCCGCTTGTCTCCCTAAAACAACCTCTGCCCGCGCTCGCCAATCTTCGGGCCCCCGCTGGTCTCCATACACAGCATGTACCCCAGCGCGTCCGAGGTATGCGTCCGCTTCCGATCCCTGTTCTTATCGATGTCCATCGAGTCTTCGATGTACGCCACCTGCTCGAAGTCCGCAATCAGTTCCCGGCATTTCGGATCCACTACCAGCGCCGCCTCGCCCGCCGCGTTACGCAGTTTTCCGTTCACCAGCATCACCCGGTGCTTCACCGGGGGGTTCCCCTTTGGCACCCTGTAAATGG